GCATCCGAAGCTGCTGCACTTGCCATTGAGTCTGAGTCAAGCTCGTAAGTTAAATTCCAGTCCTGAACCTTGCCGACAAACAATGACGCTTCAGTCAAATTGGATTCAATCTCATAGCGGTAACTAATCCGAATGTTGCGCTGAGGAACAATGTGCGTGTATAAAGGGCTGTTTGTATAAGTAGGGTCAAACGTGCGATCGTGATTATTGAACAAGACGTTTGCTAGTCCAGGGTCGTATGAATCGGTTTCTCTGTTCTTGCCTCTAGCAATTCTTACCGAAGCAACATACTCGGTAATGTCAACAAGGTAACTACCACCAAGGCGATACTTATAGTCGTCTGGGTTTGCAACTGGGTCATAGGGGACAAAGCCAGTCGGAGCTTCTTGCAGAACACCTTGAACAGGGTCATCTAAAACAAAGAAGAAGTTTGTATTCAGCGGGTTTGGCTGAACCTCTAGGGCAACCAGCATTGTCATTAGAGGGCCACCACACTTACTCCACGGAGACCGCCACCGCCTCCTGTGAACTTGTTGACAGTCTGAGCTACTGCTTTACCGACCATTGCGGGAGACTGTGTAGCATCTGTCTTTACATTCACGTTCACAACGGTCTGAGGTGCTGCTGTTGCAGTTGTAGTCGGCTTAGTCGTAGGCACGGGCTGGAATGAGATAGTTGGTGCAGTTGAAGTTGGTGTCGGTGCTGGCAAGATGTCAATACTTGGTGCGTTAGAGACTTGTCTTGCCTTTGCAATCAAATCATCTAGCTTGCCAATGAACTGATCTATAACATTGCCCATACCACCAAGTTCATTCTTCATGTCGGCAATCTGTTCCTTAACAGCGTCTCGAACACGAGTTACCGACTCAATGAATGTAATATTTGCATCTATTAGTGAGGCATCAAGAATCTTCTGTTGTTCTAGTAGCGCCTCGACCTGCTCCATCTGGGTCGTGGTGTAGAGGTCTTTGAGTTCCTGAGTGGCAAGGCCCTGCTTGTCGTAGATTTCGGCAGCGAGGGAATCCATGCCGTTTGATGCGGTCTGCTCGATTGCGCTGAATAGTGAGCGTAGTTCTGCCTGCGCTTCAGGTGTCGAATTCAGAATGGCTGAGGCGAGTTCGTTGCCCGTCTCTACACCTGCCCCGACAACCTGCTCAATAAACGTCTGTGAGAAGCCCTGTGAGGCTAGCTGAGCCGAGTTCTCAAGAAGTCTGCGTGAACCTGCCAAACGGTCAGATAGTGACCTTACAAGGCCTTCTACGGACTTGTCCTCTTGTTGGTCAAACAGCCCTGCAATGTTTGTTTCGACTGCGGTGCGGAATGCGTTACGTAGGCGATCCTGTGACTGACGAACAATGCCTGCTAGTCGGTTAGCGAACTCATCCTCAATCCGTAGCACGGCATCGGCGTAGTTCTGACGAGCGTTAGCCTGTGCTCTTACAAAAGTCTTCTGAGCGTCAGCGAGTTGCTTCTGTGACGACCTGATGAGGTCACGGACTTTTTCACGGGCAACCTCAAACGCTGACGGGCCAGAAGATGCAATTGCACTAGCGGCTGAAGATGCGTCAGTTCTGACTCGGCTAGTTACAGCACCGATTGACTCTAGGTAGGCGTATGAGTCAGAGAAGCTTCTTGCTTGTCTTTCGGCTAGTGAGGTGGCGTTTCGGTATGCCTCCATCGAAGCCATAGCGCCGTCAAGTCGTAGCGAGTTGAAGCGGTTGATTTCGCCTGCCGTGCCTTCGGTTGATACCTTGACGGAGTTGAGTTGCTGAGTGAGCATCTGCAACTGGCGATCATAGGTTTCTTGGTCTATCGCACCTGTTCTGTAAGTGTCATTGAGTCGCTCAATCTCGGTCTGAAGAATGCTGACCTGATAGGACTGCTTCTGTGCGCTGAGTCTTGCCTTGTCGCCGTTGCCCGCAAACGCCACCATGGTCGTTGCAAGCGCTACAAGCGCTGTGACAGCGAGAACATAGGGGTTTGCACTCACAGCTAGGTTGAACAGGAGTTGTGCCGTTCTAGCGAGGACTAGCGCCGCCTGAACACCCTTGACGGCTGCAGAAAGAGTAAGAAGAACACCACCGAAGCGGACAATGTTGCCTATGTTGTCTAGTAGTGCCGTGCCGAAGTTGAGAGCAGCGTCAGCCATGTCCTGAATGGCCTTCTTGCCGTCAGGAGAGTTTAGGAACTTGCCTAGCTCCTCAAGTCGTGGCATAAGAGCATCGCCGACTGCTTGGACTAGCTCGGTGAACGCAGGAAGAAGTGCGCTGCCGATTTGCGATTGCAGATCAACGAACTGAGCACGGAGAATTCTCTGCGAGTTAGCTAACCCGTCAGAAGTGTTTGCAAAGTCGCCTGCGGTCTTAGCGGTGGACTCTAGAAGCAATCCGTAGCGGGCCTGAACCTTCTGGGTTTCGGTCATAGCCTCGCCGACAGAGATGATGCCAGCACGGAGAGCGTAAGCCTTCACCTCAGATTCGAGCAGGTTGATACCAAAGCGCTTTAGCGGTTCAGCCTCACCTGCAAGACCAGACTGGAATACCTGAAGGGCCTCAGCAACGTCAATGTTGAACACAGATGCAAAGTCGGCAGCTCGCTGTGTGATGCTCTCAATGAATCCTGAAGTGTCGTTCCCTACGCCTACGATTCGCTCGGCAAAGGCAGAGAAACGAACGGCTGCTTGGTTGAACTCGTTTTGCGCTAGACCTAGGGACTTGGCAGAACTTTCACCGATAGCAAGAACGGCCTTAGCTGATTTGCCGAAGGCAACGTTTACGGCGTTTGTTGATTCGGCAAGGTTTGAGGCTTGACGGATTGAATCATTAGCGAACTTAGCAATACCAGCAGCGCCTACAAGGGCAGCAGCACCGACAGCACGGAAAATCTTGTCGTTGATGTCGCCGAACTTCTGAAGACCAAGCTGAGCTTCTCTTAGACCTTTATCGTCAAAGTCTGTCCGAAGGACTATGTTTACTGCCATTAGATAATTCCTCCAGGCTGACCAACGCCACCTCTGAGTTTAGCGTTGACCTTGATGTTGTAACGAGTCAGGATTTGGTCTATCTGTCTGTTGATTAGTTTACGCTTCTTGATAATCCTGATCCACATAAAACGACCAGGAAGGCCGAAGTCCCTACCTAGCCTTTCGTTGAAGACATAACCCTGTCCGTTGTAGCGGTAACCCTGAGGTCTGCCAGGGAATGGCTTTGACCTATCCCTTGGGAATCTGCGCTCGATACCTGCAAGCTCCGAGTAGTCGTAACCTAGTTTGCCACCCTTGCCTGTAAAGGTCAGCTTGATAAGACCTGCTCGGTTTGATGTTACCTTCGGCGTATAACGAACGCCGCCCCATGCAGTCTTGCCTGAGTGGAACATCTCATAGTTGCGGTTCTTTAGCTGGCTAGTGACAAGGGAATTGACCTCGTTGACGCTGTCTTCCACTAGCGGTTTGATTTCGGCAGAAATGTCTTTCTTGAGTGCCTTGAGCACTTCTGGCTGATAGCGCCTTAGAAACCTAATGACTTCTGTTAGGCCCTGAACGCTTGCCACACGACCCTGACGGGCATAGAGATTGAACGCCCGTTGATCTAGCTGGGGAAGCGACATGAGGACTCCTAACCCTTCTATTCTACCGAAACAAGAAACCCTCCCCGAAGGGAGGGAATCTCATTTGGGTGGCAGGTTCTTAGCTACCAACCAGCGGTGCATTGTCCAGAGCATCCTTTCGGATTCTTGCATCAATACACTCGGTGCAATACCTGTTTCAACGGCGAGGCCAGCGATGAACCAATGAGCTGAGGAATCTCCCAGCCCTTTTATTTTGGGTCTTCGCCAGCACCCACCATCTCGATTGTTTCTAGCCACTTGTCGAACTCAAGGGTTGTTTCGCCCCTGCGCTTCTCCGAGTGCCACGCTAGCCAAAAGAGGTAGCTCATGCGAGGGTCGCTCGCTAGAGACTGAACGCTCTTTTCATACTTTTCCTCAAAGGCAACCATGTCGGCTGCATTGGCAACAATGTCTTTTGACTTGCCGTCATTGAAGGTGAGTTGTAGGTTGATTTTCATTTCTGCTCCTAAGCGGTTGCCTTAGTGATCTCGCCAGAGGTTGGCCAGGTCACAGAGAAGGTGCTGAGGTCGCCTACTGCGCCAGCAACAGGGGTCACAGAGGACACCAAGCAGACAGCGGTGTAAGCAGGGGTCGTTGAGGAAGCAGCAGTTCCATTGCCAGCAATGATGACAACAGTTCCTAGAGTTCCAACCTGAGCCTCGGAAACAACAGTCGAAAGACCGCCTGCACCGAAGTCGCTGTGGAAGTCAAGGGATACTGAACCCGACTTTAGACCACCAACAACCTCAGTCCATCCACCCGAAGCGAAGTCGGTAACGTCAACCTCAGCGGAGGTGATAACCAATTCGGCTCGTGCAACAGAGCTAGAGATGTCGGTGCCGTTGAACTTGACGGTGTTACCCGTCACAACATACTTTGCCAATTTATTCTCCTAAGCGTAAACAACAACAGAGAACTCTGCTGCTAGATACTCGTTTTCATTTACAGTTATTGAACCGATGTTCGGCATTGACTCGACAATCAAGTCTTGGCAAGCACCGCTCAAAGTTCTATTCGATTCTATCGCACTCTTTACACTACTAGCCCCAGTCGGGAAGATGTAGGCATCTAGGTAGCGTTGCGCCTGTCGCTCGGCTGCTCGCCCTACGATCACACGCACGGTAAAGCGATAGATGTTCAGCCCGTTCTTGAATGCGCCGTGATAGTCAATTGAGTTGAGGGACACAACCGCAATCGGTGGCGATACCTGGTCTGGGATTTCCTCGCTGGCCCTTAGCCCGCTGATTGTTCTGAGCGATGTGGCGAGGGCTGTCCTCATTGCCTGAATGCTCACGCAAACCTCATCTTCTTGTAAGGCATAATCAAGCGATCAATGTCTGGGTCAATCCGTGAGACACGAACAACACCGATGTCGCCGAATCCCATAACTCCGCCTGGGGAGTCGTTGCGCTTGAAGATGCGTGAAGCTAGCAGCACGGTTGCCTGCTGAATAGCCACAGGAGCGGTTGTAAAGCCAAAAGTTCCCGTGACCTGCACGGTTGCCTCACCGCCTGAAATTGGGAACGTGTAATCGCCCACAGCACGGATTGAGTCATAAGGAACAGCGATTCCGCCAGCTAGTCCGTTTAGGGGTTCGAGCTGATAGTCGGTTGCAGTCCAAGTCACGTCAAAGACCGAGTCTGCGCCTGTCGATGTCTTGAGGGTCGTTAGGGAAACTAGGTCGTCAATTCTTGTTATGTAGGAATCCTGCGGTGTGTAGATACGAGTCGCTACGGTTGAGTAGAACTGACGCTCGGTTGCTTGGTCAATGTCACGGCTTGCAGCGTTGATTGCAAGCTCCAGCAAATCATCGTCAATTGTGTCAGATACATCAATTCGCAACGAGGCTTTCACCTGGTTGAGAGTGCAATAAGCATTTGTCAGGGCCATGTTTCTAGTTTACCCCTAGCCTGCGTTTTAGGGCTGTCGTGCTGACTCCCTTGCCATAAGGAATGTAGAGCAGCGAGATGCCTCGCTCGTCTAGCCAATCCTGCGTAAACCCCATTTGCAGGTAGTAGTCACGCCTAGCCCAGTCTGATCCGATGGCAATGATGTCAGGTTGGACTGATTCAATGGCCTCGGTGCTGTCTGCTCCGCCTGAGTTCGGTAGGACAAAGTGAACGCACTTGAACTCTTGCAACACCGTCTTGCGCTCCTCGTAGGTCATCACAGGTGGTTTGCCTTTATAAGCAGAAATGAATTCGTCTGTGTTGAGTGATACATAAACCTTGCCTAGCTCAGCGCACTTTCTAAGGAAGTTGACGTGGTTGGCGTGAGGCAAATCAAACGTTCCACCTGTGTAGATGGTTAGTCCCATGCGTTTTCCCTTCGGCGTTCTAGTGACCAACCTCGGATGCCGAGATCGTGTGACGCAACCTTGTTTCTGAACAGCGAGTGATTTCGCTGAAAAGTCTTTGCATTTCTTTCGGGCATCAAGCTAGAGGAATTGTCGTGGTGAACGATTGCGTTAATTGTATGAAACGGAATCTTGAGTTCCCTCATGCGCCACTCATAATCGTCATCGTCAAAATAGATAGGGTGGAACGCCTCATCCCACAGGCCCGCCTTTGACACGCTACCCTCGGTAGGAACTACGCAAGACCACTTAGGGGTTACGTTGACAAAGTTGAACGCCGTGATGTCTATCTCGTTTGCAATCTTCTCCAGCGCACCTGGCTCGAACCAAGAGTCATCGTTAGGGATAACCCAGTAGGGAGCGAAGGGCGTGGACTTGATAATCAGGTTCCAAGCACCGTTAGCACCGAGGCCGTGAGGCATACGCAATAACCATAAGTTATTTATGTGCTTACTTAACTTTGGCTCGAAAGCTTTAGCACCTGAGTTGTCAACGATAACGAGGTGATCTACGGGGTAGTCAATTGAGTCAATCAGGCGTTGCGCTAGGTCAAAGCGTGAGACCGTGGCAAAGCCTAGAACTGGAATCAAAGCCTGCTCCTCAGAAACGGCATCCAGTAGCCCTCCCAGACCTTTTCAACATCGAACTGGGATGCGAACTCAAGCGAAGCGTCTGAGCGCCTTCTAGGGGCATTGTAGGCGTTCACAAGGGCTTGCACGGTTGAAGGGATTGACGGGATTTGGAACATTGAGAGTTGAGCCTCATCCCAGAACGGCTGTCCGTCTACCAACCAGCCATCCTCAGAAACTAGGTCTTGTGACGCTGCCCAATTAGAAGCGATGACTCGTGTGCCACACGCCTGAGCCTCAATAGCAGGAACGCCGAAGCCCTCACCATAGGAAGGGTGCAGCAGGACATCCATCGTTGTGTAGATTGCAGCCATCTCTGCATCTGAGTAGCCGAAGAAATAGCGCTCAGGGTCAGGGAATAGCACGGACTCTTGAGGGATGCCGAAGAACTTGATGAGGTTTAGTAGCCCGAACCCGCCGTGTTCTTTTGTTGGCATTGTGTGAATGTAGAGGTAAGCGTCAGGGTTCGACTTGTGGAACATTGAGAAAGCCATAAGGTTCTCGGCGAAAGCCTTGCGGTGAATCTGCCCGTTTGCCTTGTTAGCTGCCACCATCCCGACAACAAAGTCAGAATCCTTTAGCCCGAAGTATTCCCTAGTTGGTGTGCCTTCGATTTCGTAAGTGGGCTTGAATACCGAAGTGTCTACTGCGTGAGGTATGTAGGTAGACTCAACGCCGATTGACTCAAAGGTTCGCTGTCCGAAGGGACTCATTGCAAGAGGGTAGACATTCTCTTGTTTTACCCATTCGGCAACTCTGGGTGGAATCGTGACGTGATCTAACGGAGTCCAAGAAACGAATTCAAGAGTCTCTAGCTCTTTGAATCCCTGATAAACCCAAACGTCATAAAGGGTCAGGATGAAGTTTGAGATGTCACGGCCCGCAACGTGCTTGGTGTGATACCGCTTCATCACATCGGCTGAGTAGCCAGTCATGCCTCTGGGGTAGATAGGGACTTCACCATAGGGTGACTGATAAGAGGACATTGCGCCCTCTGTGCCGTAGTTGGAAAGAACTGCGGTGTCGATGCCGTGTCGCATCAGACGATCAACGAGCATCTTGGCTTGAACGCCATAGCCAGTTGGAACGCCTGGGTTATTAGAGGCGAGTGAGATTGCGCCGTGTAGGTTTTCGGTCATGCTAAAAGACTAGCAAAAAAAGACAGACGGGATAGCAACCTACAACTATCCCGCCTGTCGGCTTTTTACAAGTTAGCTACTAGCTAGCAGCGCCCTTGAAGAAATTGACGTGACCGCTGTGGGTTAGGTTTCCATCCAGACGGATTAGGAACCTCCAAGTGGTCAGGTCGGTGTTGAATGCGTAGTCCTGAGACGATGCAACCTGAAGCCCACCAGCAAGGCGAACCTTGTAGGAAGGTAGGTGACCGAATAGAACGGACTTTGCACCAGTAGCGATTGCTGGAACGTGTGGGTTCTCGATTACAGAGAAACCAGCGAAGGTGTCTGGCTGGCCTACGCCTACTTGGTAGAGGTAGTTTCCAGCGGTGTCCTTCAGCTTGCGCATTGCACCAATGGTTGCACCTGCGGCCATGTAGCCAACGCCTGGCAGTCTGCGAACAGCACCGTCAAGGTTGGTGTAGGCAAGGTCGATCAGGTTGTCAGCGGTGAAGCCACCACTAACACCAGTTCCACCAGTTACACCAGAGCCAGCAGCGGTAACGATACCAGTTGGCTCAACGGTTCCAGTTCCACCAGTTAGAGCGGAGTTGACTGCGTAACCGATTGCGTTACCAGCTTGCTGTGCTAGGTGAGCAGCTAGGTCGAAGCCTGCGTCAGTTACTAGCTCGTTGGCAGCCTGAATCAGGAAGCCATACTTGTAAGCGCCAAGAGTGATGGAGCTGTAAGTTGGGTCTGAAGCAGCAACGGTTCCAGCGGCAGCGGTGATAGCTGCGGTGCTGTAAGCGGTCAGGGTTGGGATGGTTAGGTCTTCGCCAGACTGGGTCTGAATGATCTCAGAAGTGTCTAGCATTGGGCCTACTAGGCGAGCAACATCGAATACCTCGTCATAGAAAGACTTTGGAACGGTGTTGGTCGAAGGGGATAGGGTGCGGCGCTCGAAGCTGTGTGCGCCACGGGTCTCGGCAATGCCACGAAGAATCTCGTTAGCGGAGCGCTCCTCGGATACTGCTGGGATGAAACCCTTAGCAGCAACAGAAGCCTCTACCTTGCGCTCCTCGTTGCGCTGTGCGATTGCAATGGCCTCGTCAGCCTTGCGGATGTCAGCCTCAATACGGTTGACCTTCTCGGTGGTCTCAGCGTCTAGCCCGCCACGAGCCTCAGCCTCATCCAGAGCAGCCTGGATCTGAAGGGTGAGGTTCGCACGAAGCTCTTGCTGAGTCTTGATGAACTCAGACATTTAGTCTCCTTGTTTGAACTTACATTTAGGACAGCGGCGTTGACGCTCAACTGAATTTCGGCAGAGCTGACTCACATCCGATGTTTTTATTGTATAGCAAGGGTGCTAGGAACTATTTGTCTAGGGGTCTTGACTAGAGATTTTTCGAACATTTGTTCGTATGCGTATTTATTGGGCAAGACCTAGCATTTCCGCTAGGAGGCGATTTCAGGCTTTGGTCTTTGTGGTTGTTGCTCAGATGGGGTCAAAACCCGTCAGATTCGATTGTAGGGCCG